GAGAAAACTGAGCGCACGTGCGTTCGCTGAACTCGAAGGCTGCGACGAGAAGCAGGTAAGGCGCGCGCTTAAAATCGGCAAGCTGATCAAAGACAAGGATGGTCTTATCGATGCCGGCCAGGCCGGGAACGGCTGGCGCAAACCGAATCGCCGCAGCTTCGGTGTTGCGCCGCAGCAGCGTGCGGACAAATCGAAGCGCGCGCGTTCGAAGAAGTCAGACGTCTGTGTTGCTCCGAAGAAGAATCCGGAGCCGGACATCACGGCGCCGCGAGAAGGGGAAACGCCGGAGCAGGCAGCGGAGCGCATTGCTCGTGACAGCGCGCCCTTCAATTTCGGGGAAGCGCTGCGTCGCAAGGAAAATTACCTGGCTCTCCTGAAAGAGCTGGAATTCAAACAAAAGGAGGGAAGCCTGGTCGAGCTGGAGGTAGCCGAGCAGGTGCTCTTCGAAGATGCCCGCGCGCAACGCGACGCGTGGTTGAACTGGCCCGCACGGGTCGGGCCTCTGATCGCCGCCGATCTCGGGCTGGAGGCCGATCGAGTCACCGAGATCCTCACAGAGCATGTCCACAAACACATCGCCGAGCTCGGCGAACCAGAAGTCGACTTCAGCACCCCTGACTAAGGAGGATCGTCTTTGGCGGGCGCGCCGCAAAGGCAGGACGCCGCCGGCGCGCATAAGCGTCGCCGAGTGGGCTGACAGAAACCGTCGCCTGGCGAAGGAATCAGGCAACAGCACCGGCAAGTGGCGCACGTCCACAGTCGAGGCCGCACGCGGTCCGATGCTGGCGGTGACTGAGCCAGGTGTGCACGTGATCACCGTCATGGTGAGCACGCAGATGCTGAAGACCTCCCTGCTGGAGAACGTCTTCGGCTATTTCGCGCATCTGGATCCGTGTCCGATCCTGCTGCTGCAGCCGAAGGAAGATGCCGCCGAACAGTTCAGCAAGGAACGCATCGCACCGCTGATCCGTGTGACACCGGTCCTCAAAGATCTGGTGGGTACAGGCAAGATGCGGTCCGCCGACGAGACGCTGCTCTACAAGAGTTTCCCAGGTGGTTTCCTGGCTCTCGCCGGTGCCGGTAGTCCAGACAACCTCGCTCGACGCCCCATCCGGGTGCTGCTGGCCGACGAGATCGACAAGTATCCGATTACCCGCGAAGGCGATCCGATCGCGCTGGCGGAGGAACGCACCGCCAGCTTCGGTTCGAACTGGCTCTCGGTGCGCGCCTGCTCGCCGACAGTCGAGGATGAAAGCCGCATCGCCGATTCCTACGAGGAATCGGATCAGCGGCGCGCATCGGTAGCCTGCCCGCACTGCGGCCATCGGCAGTTCCTGGATTTCTTCCGGCACGTTGAGTGGAACAAGGAAGGCAACCAGCATCACCCAAAAACCGCGCGGATATTCTGCGAGGCCTGCGCGGCGATGTGGTCGGAAGGCGAGCGCTTGCGCGCGCTGGGCACGTCGCGCTGGCACCAGACGCGGCCTTTCATCTGCTGCGGCCAGCGGCATGTGCCGCTGGAGCTGTACGAAACGGCGTGGAAAGCCGACGACAAAACCGCCGTCGACAAGGTGTGGGCCTGGTGGGCGAGCGATCGCTACGCCGTGTATCGCGCGCTATGCCCGGATTGCGGGCGCATGGCGGTGGACAACGAGCACGCCGGCTTCCACGTCGGCAAGCTCTATAGTCCCTGGTCTAAGGACAAGCCCTCTGACATCGCGCGCAAGTGGCTCGCCGCGAAAGACGACGAGGACAAGAAGCAGGCGTTCTGGAATACCCAGCTCGGCTTGCCGTATCGGCGGCACTCCGGCAAGGAAGTGCAGCTGGAAGCGCTGGCGTCGCGCTGTGAAGTGTGGCCGGCGGAAGTGCCCGACGAGGCCGCGGTGCTCACGGTCGGCGTCGACGTACAGGATTATCGCGTCGAGCTGGAGATCGTCGGCTGGGGCCGCAACGAGGAGTCGTGGTCCATCGCGTATTACGTGATCGATGGAGAATTCCACGATCCGAAACTGCAAAACCAGCTCGACATGTATCTGACGCGGCGGTACAGCCGCGCGGATGGACGCAGCTTCGCCATTCAGGCCGGCTGCATCGATTCCGGCGGCCATCACACGCAGGCCGTTTACAACTTCTGCAAGGCGCGCATCGGCCGGCGCATCTGGGCGATCAAGGGCGAATCCGCGCGCAGCGGACGAAGATCCCCGGTGTGGCCGACCGCGCGGCCGACGTCACGCAACAAGAAGTCGTACCGGCCGGTGATCATCGGCGTCAACGCGGCGAAGGACACGATCCACAGCCGCTTGGCGAAGGAATATCCGACCGGCGTGGTGCAAGGCCCTGGCGCCATGCACTTTCCGGCGGATCGGGATCTCAACTACTTCGCGCAGCTCACCGCCGAACGCCTGGTGCTGGTCACCAAGGCCGGGCAGCGCTACCGCATCTGGGAGCCGCGTCCGGGCCGCGCGAACGAAGCACTGGATTGCCGCGTGTATGCGTATGCCGCGCTATGCGGCCTGTTGCACATGGGCCTGCAGCTCAACCGCAAAGCGGATGAAGTGATCGCGACGATCGGTCCGCCGATCGCCGAACAAACCGCCGGCGAGAAAACCGCGGCCGCGGCGACGGGACCGAAAGTGACGCAACAACAATCCGGCAGCCGCTCGCTCGCGAGCCGGCTGGCGCAATAGGAGCGAACGGTGTCCGACGATTTCGACGATGTCATTTCGGGTTTGCCGTCGGCGATCCCGTACGACACCACCATCAGCCTGCTGGCGGGCATGTCCACGCAGCAGCTTCAGCAGTACCTCACCGCGGCGCAGACCGCGTACGTGCAGCTGTCGCTCGGCTCGAAAGGCGTGAGCTTCAGCTACACCCAGGGAGACGGCACCAAGCAGGTCACCTACACGCCGGCGCAGCTGCCGCAGCTCGCCAACCTGATCCAGGTCTTGCAATCGCAGCTCGGCATCGTCTGCCGCGCGCGCCGGCCGATGCGGCCACTGTTCCAATGAGCGACGGCGCACTCACCATCGTCGGCGTGGACGGCAAGCCGCTGCGCCCGAGCAAATCGCAGATGCTCGCGGGCGGCGGCAATGCGCCGTACGACGCAGCCGATATCTACGGCTCGCACGTCGCGGCGTGGATGCCGTATCTGTACTCGCCGGATGGCGAGCTCAACATGTTCCGAGATCGCATCGTGTCGCGCGTGCGCGACCTGGTGCGGAACGATGGCTGGGCTTCCGGCGCCGTCACGCGGATACTCGACAACGCCGTCGGGGCCAACCTGCGCCCGCTGGTGAAGCCGGACTACAAGGCGCTGGCCGCCTATACCGGCAATGACGCATTCGACGCGGTGTGGGCGGACGAATTCCGGAAAGTAGCGGAAGCCAATTACCGCAGCTGGGCACACGACCAGGGCCGCTACTGCGACGCGCAGCGCAGCCTCAGCTTCACCCAGATGATGCGTCTGGCGTTCCGCCACAAGTTGGTGGACAACGATGCGCTGGCGCAGATCGCGTGGATTCCGGAACGCGTCGGCCGCGGCCGAGCGCGGTATTGCACGGCGGTGCAGCTGATCGATCCGGATCGCCTGTCCAACCCGCAATTGCGCTTCGATTCGCAATCCTCGCGCGGCGGCGTGGTGGTGGACAAGTACGGCGCCGCAACCGGCTACTGGATACGCCGTGCGCACCAGGGAGACTGGTGGGCCGCGGCGGAAAGCGTGAAGTGGGACCTGATACCGCGCGAAACGCCGTGGGGCCGCGCCGTGATCGTGCACGACTTCGATCACGACCGCATCTCGCAGCACCGCGGCGGCAACGGCATCTTCGCGCCGATCCTGCAGCGCATGAAGATGCTGTGGAAGTACGACGAGACAGAGCTCGATTCGGCCGTCATCAATTCGATGTTCGGCGCGTACCTAGAGAGTCCCTTCGATCACCAGCTGCTGGAACAGGCAGTCGGAGACGATGTCGATCTCACCGCCTACCAGACGCAGCGAGCGGACTATCATAACCAGCGCCGCACCATGCTGGGCGACGCACGCATTCCGATCCTGTTTCCCGGCGAGAAGATCAACACGGTTGACGCAGCGCGTCCCAACAGCAATTTCAAGGATTTCGAGAAGGCATTTTTGCGCAACTTCGCATCCGCCACGGGCCTGTCTGCACAGCAGATGAGTCACGATTGGTCGGACGTCAACTATTCCAGCGCGCGTGCGGCGCTCTTGGAAGCGTGGAAAACGCTCGAGCGCCGCCGCGGCGATTTCGCCAACGGGTTCTGTTCGCCGATCTTCATCGCCTGGATGGAAGAATCGATGGAGGTGGACGATTACCCGCTGCCCAAAGGCGCGCCGGATTTCATGGAGTGCCGCGCGATGTACGCGCGCACGCAGTGGATGGGCCCGGGCCGCGGCTGGATCGATCCGGTGGATGAGAAGAAGGGCGCGATCCTCGGCATGGACGGCGGCTTGTCCACGCTCGAGCGCGAGTGCGC